GTCTGTCTTTTTCTTTACTTAATTCAGTCATCTGCAATTCTTGTTGCTTCAACTGCATCTCTTGTTGAGACTGTTGTTGCTGAGCTTGCTCTTGAGCTTTTCTTAATTCATCTGCCTGCTTTTCAGCCTGTCTAATCTTATCCTTAATCTGTGAGAAGCTCTCACTTTCAAAGATAGATATAACTGCTGACATAGGCATTCCATTTTGTACAGCTGCTTGAGCAAGTCCCTCAATCTTCTGTTTACGTTCCACATCTTTCCCAGCGTCAGATACAAATATTCCGTACTCTGCCTCCATGTGGGTTAGTGGTTCTAGATCTAATTGATCCATACTTCCATCAGGCATAACATACACAGCCTTCTTACCATTGACCCAAGCTTCCTTTGAGTAATCCAAAAGTCCTTGGAGCTCTCTTCTTTCGAAGTTTGCAAATTTTCTAAATAAATCTTCTGTAATATGAGAAGACTGCACAATACTTTGCTGAGACGTAGCTTTTCCTTCATAGGTACTCATTTGACCCTGTCTCTGCCTTGTCACCCCACTAATCTTCTCCCACTCTACCATGATAGACTCTAAAAGAGTTAGGTATTGTGAGATTGTTTTAATAGACATGTCAAGCACTGATTGATGCTGTGGGGAAAGCTGAATTCCTTCTTTATTATAATCCACCCAAGCAATACCTGTCCCTTCTACAAAGTACATGAACTTATCCATGTCCCAATTCTTAGGGATCATATTGATGTCAAACTGTGCAATAATGTCCTTGCTTCGTGCAATTGCAAGTTCCAGACGGTATTTGTAAATATTATAGTTTAACTGGTATGGAATACCCAAGCTCACTAGAGAGATACTCTGCGAGTTAATGTCTGAGTATTTCCGTCCATTAATTGGGAGTTTGCATCTAGAAGGATTGTCTAGGCTGTTTCTTTGGTTCTTGTATGGACGGATATTGATGAAGAATCTTCTATCAATTCTAGTTCCCTCCCATACTTCGTTAACCCACTCCCATTCAATCTTAGCCCCTGCAGCTTTTAACTCAGGGGAAAGTCTATACCCTTCTTCGACATCAAACATTTCAGTATTCCCCGTGTTTGGGTCAATGTAAGACACAAACCCAATACGTTTCCTACTCTTCCAGTAAACAGTAATTATCTCAATAAGTCTGTTACGATATACGTTGTCATCTGCTCCACTAGCTTCAGCTCTATACAAAAGATAAGCTTCAGCTGATGTGTGTGTTGGGGATTCTAATTCTAGAACCTGCTCATCAGATAAGTACTCCCCAAATATGTCTATGATTGTAGAGGCATGTGAGTATTTTCTAATGATAGCCCAGTCAGCATCTTCTACAAAGTCAATGTCTGGGTCTTTATCGTAGTCAATATCCAAAGGATTAACTACTTCATAGAATACCTCGTCTCTTCTAACCCCTTTATGTGAGTAACACTCCCCTACTACTAAGTAGTGGAAAAACAGCTTTTGAATCTTATCATAGACTTCATTGTAGTACATGATAAAGTTCAAAGCAGATTGCCCTGTAATTGCTCTATGGTCTGTGTAAGTTCTATCGAACTCCTCTACAATTTGCTTAGGGGGTGGTGGTGGTTCAACATTCTCCCCTTGCTGTATCTGCCCTAATTGTGCAAGTTCATTTACAAACTGAGACCTTAAGTTAGTAAGTAAAAGATTCTGTAAAGCCTCTTCTTTTATACTAACTGAGTCTGCATTTTGTACAGTAACTGTGTACTCTAATGGACGTTTAGATTTCTCCCCAAGCAATAAATCGATGATTGGTTTAATGATCGGGTAGTTCCTGAGCTTTGTGGGGAAGTGGCTTCTAGTACGGCCATAAGGTTTGAGGACATAATTGTAATCCTCTTCATCGATTACCCCGTTGTAATAATCATAAAGAGATTTGAGGTAGCTGCGACGCTCACTAATACCAAATTTAGAGAGATTTATATAGGCATTAACGCAGTCTTCTTTCCATTTGTCATCCTTCTGACTTAATGGAATTCTTTGCTTGGGAATTGTGGCTTGTCCGAACATTAATACAAAAGTAGCTTGGTTTTACATTTAAGTTTGAAAAAACTCTCTTTTTTTACAGCTATTAATACTATAGCATTACTTATATCACTTATAAATCCTATCAAACCAGTCATTAGCAGAGTTATCTTTTTCATTGTAACTCAACTCCTTATTAAACAGTTCTCTAGTGTGGTACATCCCCACCATTAAAGCCATGACACGGTCAAAGTTCCCCTTTCTGTTAAACTTAATTAGCTCCTGCAATAAAGCAGGGTCATATATCTTTTGAAGGTTTAGAGTTATCTCCCCTTCTTCATCTGCCCCTCTCCCACTAACAAGCCAGTCCCGGATATATAATTCTCCTTGAGCTTTTCTCTGTTCAGTCATATGCATCCCGTACTGTCTTTTTACATTCTTACTTCTAAGCTCTCTTTTATCCAGCATTTCAAACTCTTCTTGCAGTAAATGCATCTTCCTAAATCTCTTAGCATACGGGATAACCTCTCCTCTATCATTCTCAAATCCAATCTTTGCATTATAATATTCTGCAAGCATAAATAAATTTCTATTGTATTCATCTTGACTTTGTGGACGGCCTATATATGAGGCCACAATTATATCATCAGGTTTTGATAAATTATTAGGGACTTTAATTACATAAGCTGCCCCTAAAGATGTAGAAGAAGCTGCTTTCCCTTGAGCATACGGGTCATGACAAACCACATATAAATTCTTTGGGGTTATCTCTTCTTGCTCAGTTTTAAAAGGGGGTTCATAAATAACTACTGCCCCAGTTAAGTCATCATCTTTTCTATGTGGGAATTTATTGATAGGACGTAAAGCACTATTAGGGGCAAAGTCTACTTTGTTTCTAGCATTGTAATAAAACTCCCCAACAACCCCAATCTTATCTAGATCATTTGCAATAACTCTATTATATTGTTCTTTCAATGAGTTAACATCAAAGGTGTTTGACGTAACCTGCAGTGTTGCCTCTTGTGGGGTGAATGGGTGTTCGGCTATATACTGATCGTAAGATTTAGGGTCATTCCCCTTTTTCTTTTTATCCCTTTGCTCTTCTTCATACTCTATTGCTTTAGTGGATAAGCTATTCCCATCCTCATCTATAAACCCATCTAAGTTTTTATAGATAGGGACAAAGAATCCACACTGTGTCCCCATAGCCCCTGCATCCCAATCATTGTCAAATGCTAAACAATCGTAAGCTTCGGGGTGATAAAACAATTCTTCTAGCCCTTCAAATCCTGGACCTTCCTCCCCACCTGTCCCAAAGGCTATCATTGTCCCAAGTGTTTTAGATCCTTGTCTCATTGTAGGCATAGCCACCTCCCAAGCTTTTAATAGCCCTGAGAATGACCCTGATTCTTCGAAGAAAATTAATTCCCCTGCTTTACCACGAATCTTGTCTGGGTCATCTTTTAAACTCACCCCAATTATCTGTGATTTAAACCCTAGTGTAACGTCTGCCCCATTTACATTCTTTTTGTACCCCGACTGTTTGTGTAATTCTCTGTCAATCAGTCGAGGTTGACTCCAGGCTGTGTTGTCATCTATGAAGGATACAATATCCCAAGTTTTAGATAGCATCCCATCCCCAGTTAAGTATTGCTTATCTGATGCAAATACAAAGTTTTTACTATTCCTTACATGAAAGTAATTTCTACATAGCATTGCTGCAGCTTTATACGAGAAACCTTTACGACGTGCCTTAAGCACAACCATATGTTTGTTCTCTCTTCTAGCTTTATCTACTGCATTAAAGTATTCAAAATCCCCATCATAAAATGCTGGGAAACTACGGTCACGACGAGAGATTATCTCCCCATCTGGCTGCTCTTCATCTACAACTCTATCAATAGGGCAGTAGTTTAAGTAGAAATAATGAAACCCTGATATCTTAACCCCATTTACTTCAAAGCCATGCATGCATCTTTTCTGCTCCTCATCCCAAAACTCATAGTACTGCTTAGTACCTGGGAGAGCATCTGTGTAATACCCTTGTTTTATGTACAAGTTAGCAGCTTCAGAGAATACATGTGTGTCCTTTAGCATTACTCACTGTATTTATTGGTTTTAACCCCTGCTCTGTTAGGGTTATCTTTAGCTTGTTGCTTTTGAACTAGCTCTTCAAGCCTATCTAGACCCTCAATTACCTCCCCAATTTTAGATAAGTTAGCAACTAAGTCTTTGGCTTGGTATAGTAATTTCCCATTCTCATCCATTGCTGTTAAGTCAATGTCTTTGAAGTATTTCTCTAGCTTGTTAACTGCAGCTCTCCCTGATTTTAGCAGCTTTATAGCATGTGTCTCTGACAGTTCCCTGTACTTCTGCAATCCTGCATGTAAGTTAGGGGTTGATTTAACTTTTAAGTCCTCAAGTAGCTTGTCTCTCCTCTCTGCTTCATCATAAGCTGCATAACTTGACCTATGATCAGCAAAGAAGTACACAAATGCTAACTCTTTTACACTTAACTTCTCAAATTCTGGGATAGTCAGTGCATAAGCTGATGGGATGACTACGTTATTATTTACTGTTAGCAAGTCTTTCATTCTTTCGTCTAGTTTTTTCGTTTAAATGAGCTATCCTCTCAGATTTAGCTGAGAATGCCCCTAGGTATGGGAGCCTAATTACAGGGAATCCCCCATCTTTCATAGCATTAGCCACAAACTTAAATTGATGAAAAACAATCTCCTCTACTTTTTGTAGTGGGAGGTTGTATTTTGTCCCCAATTTCTGTATGATTACTTTTACTTTACTCATCCTCTCTTAATATTGACTTTTTTCCCATCTTCCCCAACAATAATTTTCTCCCATCTTGACGGGGAATCAGGGCAAGTGGATGTTCTCCAGCTAGCTTTGTTTTCTACATAGCAACCACACAGCCCACATTGCTTTGTGTCCTCTTTTAAGTGTGGGCAACTGTGGCATTCTTTAATTCTTTTCTCATATTGCTCTGGAGTCACTGATGGCATCCCTGCTGATACATAATCAATGGAGGCTTTAGCAAAATTAGAGAGCATTTTAAATATGCTTGGGAGTTTTTTATCTTCAGTCATGAGTTTCTATTGGGTATAATTCTACTACTTCTATTGCTTGTAATTCCCCAGTTGATGATTGTTGTATAGTGATAAAATATGCCGGGGTTTCAAAGGTTGATATTACTGATTCTGTATCATAATACATCATTTCTTAGGGAGTATTAAGATGGTTACAGCCTCTATCTTTAAGAATGGGGATAGTTCATACCCATTTTTAGTCTGCACAATAGCCTTCTTATCTTTCAACCTTTTTACATAGTTGTTAAGAGTATTGTGGTCTTTGATATTAAGTTTCTCTGACACTTTCTTCTTGTTGATTGGGGAGCAAAGATTTACAGTCTCACTTACATCTATAAATTCTGCTAACACTTTAAGTTCAGTGTCTGTTAACTCTAATATCCCATTGAATACTTGTAGGAATTTGACTGTTGTATCAGTCTCTATCTTGATTATCCTCGGTTTCTGTGTCTGGTTCATTTGTAATTTCGATTTTAGCTCTCCCTTCTACTATCCTAATCTTGCAGGTTTTTGAGTACATATTAAACTCGTCAATATGCTCATCAATATTCTCTCTACTACACAAAAAAGAAAGGAATACCTCTAGCTCTTTTGCAGCCTTTAGTATCCCTTCTTTAATTTTCTCCCCAGATTTGGAGTTGTTTTTAAGAGATTCGTAGTCCTGCAACGATATTGTTACAGTCCCATTTATCATACTTGTGGAATTACCCCTAACAACATAAATTCATTAACCATCACAAATTGCTTCTTATCAATTTCAATGATTACCCCCGTAGTTTCAGGGTGGACATAGACTGTGTCCCCTTCTTTTACAGATTTACATTCTGGGCCAGCAGCTACTACTTTTAAAATGTTACTTTTTAAAGAGTCTGCTGCTTGTTCTGATAGCAGGATTCCGCTATCTGTCTTAGTTTTAACTGGAATTGGGAGTACAACCCAATCTCTTGTTGGAATAAAGTTCATGTTATTATTGATTTGCTAGTGCAAATATAACAACATTACTTATATAAAACAAATTTACCTAAAAATTGCTAGATACAAGGCTGCAGATGTGGTTACCCCAAGCCCAATACTTAAGAATGTAGTTTTAAACTTAAGTTTTTTATTCTCAGATTGCAGAGCTGTTAGTTTGAGTCTGTTTTCTTCAGCTAGAGCTTTGTCCACTGCTTGTTTATTGAGATAAAGTTGCTCTAACTCAGCAATATTCTTGACTTGAATCCCTGTTATTTTCCCATAAATCATCACTTTTTCTCTTTCTAGATGATACAAGGTATCCAGCTTGTGAGCTGTACCGTACCAATACATCATAGAGTTAAAGTTCAGATTAATTAACTGGATCTGAGAAGTCGATAACCCTGGTATAGAATCCGGATTTAAGGAGGGAGTCAGAGGCTTTGAGGGTTTCTGACAATCTGCGGTTACTACGCTTAGCATCATCACTAAGGATAGTATAAACTTCTTGAGTGTAGTATTCATTTACTATTGGTTGAATTTGAATTAAAGTATCAGTTAAAGTATTTAGAGAATCCAGCTTATGATGCAGTGAATCAATCAGTCTGTGATTACTTTTCATCTCCTGTAGCAGGCTATCATTTAGTTCTTCAAGCCTAGATTTCATAGGGGATACAGGAGGTCTGTTACAAGTTTTAACAGTTATTGCAATTGCAGTAAGTATCGTTAAAACCAATATTGCCCATGACCCAATCTTAATCATATTTATTTTACTTTTTTCCATCTTGTTATGTGAATATTTTTGCTTAAAGGTCTAATCTTTCTGTATACCCCGTCCTTCCCAGTTCTAGAATCTCTAGTCCCAGCATCTGTAGTATTCCCTTCAATAGTTACCACTGAACTTTCTTTTACTCTTTCTACAATGCCTGTGTGCCCTATCCCTTTGAACCTGCTCTTTCTAAATTTAGAGTATGATAAAGACATCACCAAAACATCTTTTGATGAGTAGTCTTTAGTTAGAAACTTTCCGTTAGTAAAGATTACATCATCATGATTATATGATGTTGGGGAGTAACCCGTGATTGTGCTAGGGATATCAGCTAAGTCTAGTACAGTTCTAACAAAGAAAGAGCACCAAGCATAACCTGGTTTCCACCCCCTTTCTTTCATTTCAGCTTGCAGAGTTTTATCTGTGAAACCTTTATTGTTCCCACCTTTCTCTGTTACCCCGATATACTGTCTAGCTATTACCCTTACAGTGTGGCCGTCATTACCAACCAGAGTATAAGAAGGAATGCAGAGAGCAATCCAAAGTAAACCCACAAGTAAAGCTTTATTTTTTGCCATGCTGTTAAAGTATTTTTAGTTTCAGATTTAACTTCTTTAGAGTAAAAATGTTTTTGCAATCCTCTAAAGTTAAAGTAGCCCCCAAGGTAGGCAACAAAGTTAGCAAAGACTAGAATCATTCCAGCCATTACTACTTGTTGAATGTACTCGATAGAGATTAGTGGATCCCCAAAGTACTCCATGCTTAAGTTCCCTACATACATAAATGCAATGAATGCAAGTGGGATTGACCACACCCCATCAAAGAGTTGTAGGTGGTAAAAGATTTTTTTAATTATATTTTTCATGCTCCATAAATTTTAGTTGCAAAGGTATCCAAATTTAGTTCAGTTCCCCAAGTTTCATTTTTTCCTTGAGCAGGAAGAAACTCAAAATCAAATACTAAGCTAGATCCTTCTAGGTAAGTAAGGGTTTTAGTAGCACTGTCATAGGAGATACTTGTTCCTTTTACAAGGTTTAGTGTAGTATCATCAGTACTAGCCATCTGTGTAGACCAAGCAGCTCCATACATTCCTGTCTGTAGGGATGGGTGATAAAGCTTCCATCTAGTTACAAACCCTGGGAGTTTCTGTCCATAACTTGCAGTAAGAGTTCTATACTGGATAGCATTAGAGATTATACCGTTGATATAAACCTCTCCCGTAACTTGGTTATTGTTTATTACAATGTCAGTAGCTAAGCTCAGGCAGTTTGTGTTGTCATCTTTAGCTACAACCTTCCATGTCCATGAGAATGCTTTGGCTAGTTCTACATCACTCATCCCGGTTTTTTGCTTTAGTTGGGCAATGGTGTACTTAGGATAGCTCTTACTAAATGAGGTTGGGGTTACTGATGATGTCTTTATAAAGTCTTTTCTGAGAATGCTTTTGGTTACAATGTTCTCATCATGTGGGACAGGACCTGCCATTGTTGTGTTCATCCCCTGCTCATTAGTAAATACATAATCCCAACCCGTAGCAGTCTGAATGATATTAACTTCACTCCAACCAATCCAATAAGTTAAGCCATTGGTTGTGAACTCTTTATAGGGTTTGTACAACTTAAAGCTGGTTGGGGTCATCTCAACTACATCCATATCAGCCATATGAATATGAGTAGATGCTAAGTTAAAGGCATATGCCCCAAACAAAGATTCTGTAGATTCTATCTTAAAAGTAGATGTCTTTGTTGGTTCAAGTTTCCCAGTTACTGGGTTCTTAACCATCTTAGTAAAGTCTGTTACACAGTACTCTACTAATGAGTTCTCTACTTTCTTGTTAATCTGCCCATCAATTGCAAAGAATTCTTCAGGGAGCTTTAGAAGTTCTAGTGATTTTGATATATTCTCCATTGTGTTAAATTACTACGTTCCAAGGGGCTGCGTTTACTATGGCATCTGTGATGACAGAGTCATCGGCTCCCCATCCCTGTACGATTGTGGAGTCCACAATATAGTGTCCCTCATAAAGCTTAATGTCTTGATCATCTAGCAGCTGATAATAGGCTACACAATCAGGGTAAGAGAGAACCCAACCTATCTTAGTGATGGTTACATTGAAGTAAGGGATTGGGGTAAGTAGAGTTGATACAACCATTTTATTATGTGTAATAAGTTCCGTGTACTGACCAGTTTAATATGCTAACTGCTGTCCCTGAAAATGCCCACCCATAAACTGTTGGGCCTGTTGATGTCACTTTTAATCCCCCATACCAACCTGTTGGGGGTTGAGTATTTAGAGTAGCTGCAGCATAAGATAGAACTCTGTACAAGAAGTAAGGGGCAGCGACTGCTCCAGGTACTCCAGTAAATGCAGCAGGGACTGGCATATCACTTGGGTGAGTAAATGATAACGTGCTATTTGATGTCCCAGTTGTTGTGTATGTAAATGAGAAGTGATAATGAACCACATTCCCAATCTGAAACCATCTGTATCTGTTATTTACTGTCCCACTTGGGGCCGTCCCGTTCCATGTTGGGGATGTTGGGAGAGCCTGATCCCCTAAATCTTTAAATGTAAAGTTAGATGGGGTTGCTGATGAGGCTGTATTATTAGCCTTCATGGTGTAGGAATTATACGATCCCCCAGTTGTCCAAGACCTATCTGCTGATAAGTCATAGGCTGTCCCATCAATGGTAAGAGTTCTTGTTGACGGAACCTTGTTATTAAATGTACTCCAGTCAGTTGACGTCAAGTACCCATTTACTGATGATGTTGCTGCAGGGATTGATATTGTGTTTGTGGCTCTAGATAACGGGGATGAGAAAGTCAGGGCTGATTCTTTTGAATTAAATGTATTCCAATCCGTAGAACTTAAGTACCCACTTTGTGATGTATTAGCAACTTGAATTGAGAATACTCCAGTTGTGTTATTGTAAGCTAACGGAGATGAGGCTGATAAGCTAGTAAGTTGAATAGGGGTGTACCCTAATATTGTTGCTATGCTATCATCCTCCCATAACCCCGATGTTGAGTTGTATCTTAACACGTCATTGTTGCTAGGGGATGGGGTCAGTACCCCATGTAGCTCAGTTAACTCATACCCATTTTGAATAGCTAACACAACCCTCCCTTGATTGGGGTGGCTACGAGCGACGAAGCCAATAAAGACTGCATGAGCTGGCTCAGCTGGGGGAGTATTTGCTTGAGCATCCCCTGCTGTTTCACTTAGCCATAGTGTATCCCCTGCTGTGAATGCACTCGTGTCAAGGTCATGTAATGTCCCACTGACTGCTACTTGCCCATCTGAATTGTTTAGAATATTAGCTACTACCACCCCGATTGTCTTTGAACTTGTGGGTTCTGTTGAAGCATCAGCTAACACAGCATTTGGGCGGTTCCCTGTTGCCCCACTTAAGTAAACTATTTGCCCCTTAGTTAATGTGACCCCAGTTGAGTTCCTAACTGTGATTTGAACAGTCTCTGCTTTATCAACCACCCCGTCGTTATCTGTGTCGTAAGTAGCTTTAAGCATATCCCCTCCCCCAGTTAGTGGGGTGTTGTACCAATTGGTTCCATCATACATTAACACATCCCCTAAGATTGGGGATGAAAGAGCCACATCAGTTAAAGATGCCAACGTAGTTGACCCTCCCCCTGTTGATGATATCGTTGTCACCCCGTTAAGAGATGATAGAGAGATCCCTGTCCCGGCTGCTAAGAATGATGCGAAATCTTTGAATCTAAACTGATCTTTCCTCTCTGCAGTTACGTAGGCTGTTAACACTTGCCCATTACGTATCTTATCTACTGTGTCCCTAGACCCTGAAGTAGTATCGATATCAAGCAGCTGTTTTAAGCTTATATCAACTTTATTTATACTAGATAGTTTCAATTCTTTTTAACCTGAGCTTGTATTCGTAAATGCCCCTTCTCTTGTTCAGCAGCCATAATCCCCATTATCCCTCTCAGCTCTTCATAAGTGAATTGAGCTATGAACTTTTCATCTTCATCTAACAGCTGAATTAGTTTATCATCTATGTAGACAATCATGAATGTAGAATTCTCATCTCCACTTGTAAAAGGGGGTTGGTAAATCCCTGCTTTAATGTTCGTTGGCATCCTAGGGGAGTTTTTTGCTAAGATAGGAGTAAAATAGATACAATACTCCCCCTTAGAAATTTTTGTGTTAAAAAGCAGACTTCAACCTGTGCCGTTTTTAGCCTTCGGTGGGACATTTCTTTCAGCCTATAGTCTTGGTCCACCCCACAGGTTTATACCACTTTCAGTTTCTCACCTATTGGGGACAACTTTTACGTTCTATGTAATTGAATAACTAATTGAAAATGAACGTAATAGAACCCAACTTCTGACCCCTTACGTCTAACTCAGGGGTGATCTCCTCGGTAGGAGGGTGAGGTGCAAATATAGATAAAGTTATCCTTGACCCCTAGAAATTTTTTTATAAAGTTTTGAACTTTTTAGTTTAGATGTTCTTTTCTTTGAATGAACCCCAGGTCTTTTCTTACGAGGGTTTGGGGAGAAGCTTGCAGTGGTATTAAGTTTATTCTTAGCCATTTTTAGTTTAATTTTTAATGTAGATTTAGTAACAAATTTACTAAACTTTTTATCTCAAAGTTTATATCTTTGCCCTCTAAACAATTTAAATTTAAATTACTATGTTCGCTATTAATTCAACTAACGAAGAGAAAGTATTGATCTCTTTGAACCCAACTACCGCTGCTGGTAACCCAGCCCCTGTTGATGGAGCTCCTGTATGGAACGTAACTTCTGGGGATTGCACCTTGGAAGTAGCTGCTGATGGTTTGTCTTGCTACCTCATTTCTGGGGCTGCTGATGTAATCAACACAGTTGAAGTTTCTGCTGATGCTAACATGGGGGAAGAAGTCCTCACTATCACTGAGACTGTAGTTTACACAGTTACTGCTGCACAAGCTGCTGCTCTCGGGATTAACTCTGAGGTCCTCCCAAAGTAAACTTTAAAGTTACGTTACAATGAAACTCGACGTTTTCTTTGACAAATCTGCTGCTTACAACTTTGAGAGACTTGACGTAGCCGTTGGGGAGAAATTCAAAGTTGTTACAGACGTAGCTGATGTTCGTTGGTTTTTTGACAATGACCCTGTTGTAGCTGCAATCGTAGCTAACCAAGAGGCCATCATTGAAGCCAAGCAAGAGGGAACTACCACCGTCATGTTTGTTAAGAACAACCAAATTATCCATCAGTTCACCATTACTGTTATCAACCCTGTTAACTTAAACCCAGTTGTATTGAATACTGAGCTTAAGTAAGAACGTACTTAAAAACTAAGTGTGTTGTTTGTACTACTTTGTTTTGATCAATTAAGCCCTGGAAACGTCTGGGGCTTTTTTGTACCATATAACGGACAAAGTGGGGGTGTTTTGAGAGTTATATGACACGTTGTTAAATTGAGGGGGTAAAAAAAATTTTTATGGGGAAATTTTTTGAGGGTGAGATCCTACGTATTCAAAGACCCCGGCTAACTTTGGCGGAGCAAACATCCCTCCGTACTATTTATTATGAGAAAGCTTATTGTTTCTAAGAAAGGTGCAGGTTTAGTAACCGTTGGAGAATGGACATTCATTCCCGGACAGGATCCCATTCGTGGGGAGATGATCTGGCACCACTGGTGTGACATAGACGATCCTCAGTATGATGCATTTGTCGCACATTGCAAGACCCTCGTATGAGGGTCTTTGCGGTTTATTTAGAGTTCAGTAAATAATAACTAACTGATAATCAGGTGGAAGAGACAGATGATAGTGCTCCAACTCACCTCATTAAATAAATGGGGTAGAATAGTGATCAACTAAATTGATTGCATAATATTCTATCCCATTTTCTTTTGTAATCAACAGAATATCTAATGCACCATAACTCACTTCCCAAGGGTGAGCAGTTGTAATATATGAGCCTCTTAAAATTGCTGAGGGATTGCTGTTAGGTAAGGTTCCATTCCTTACTGGTATGCTAAGAATATATTACAACTGAGTGCAGAGGGGATATTGCCCGATAGTATAAGGGTAGTACAACTGATTTTGGTTCAGTTTGTCTTGGTTCGAATCCAGGTCGGGCAACCAGTATTTAAAAAGCGAGTGAGTTAATCCTGTGCACGGGAGCTCACCTTGGAGACCATTCCTCGTATGATAACCCCGAACTAACAATGAGTCTGTTAGTTTACTTCATTCGTAACCAACATCTTAATCATATGTCAGAAAACAAAAAAGATCTATTACTATTCATTGCAGGAGTTCTTGCCACCATTGGTATCGAACTAATCTTTGCATTTCCATTCTTTACATTAATCATTAAACCCTAATTCAACATGAAAGATTTAACATTCTTCTTTGGCCGATGCACAATACTTGCAACAGTATTCGTCATCACTTACGTTACACCTGCAATCATTGCATTTGTAATAACCTTTAACATAGACAACTATGTATCCTGTGTTACCAACGAACTTTATGCTGTATTCATGAGCCTTGTTTCGTTGATAACAGTGTTCTTCTACATTGACAATTACATTGCTAACTCAAAGAGTAATTCCAATGCACAACTCTAGACACATACAAATTCATGGTTGGGTGGACAGTCATCACTTTCTGTTCATCCCAACCATTGGGTTCATGAAAGAATCTAGGCACAAAAGATCCTTCTTATACGTAGGATTCTTTGTACTTAGACTTGGGATAACTATATCACATTAACAATGATTAACAGGGGAGCAATCCCCTTTTACTAATGCAGCCAGCCTAAAAACTGAAGGTCACAAGCCCTTTAATGCAGAGTGGTAAAATCATTTTATTTATCTTTTATTTATTTTATCTAATCATTTACAAACATGGCTAACACCATTAACACTGGCTCATTGCAGGGATTGCAAGTGGGTCAAACCCTTTTAGTATCAGCTCGTAAAGTTGCTGGTAACAAGATTCAATTGGAATTTGCTGAGATCGTAAAAACACGATCTACTGCAGCAAACCCAATTGCATTGTTTAATAAGTCAGATGATCGTTTCTCATCAGGGAAACCTCGTCGTGCTTGGATGACAGCAGAACCAAATGATGCATCAGCTATCCTTGGTATTGATTTGTCTCTCGAATCCACTAATTATTCTGTTGATCAGAATGGACGAGAGGTAATGATGCTTAACATCCTCAATCCTGTAGCCACTATCAATGGCGAAACTCATGCCTTGAAGGTTGAGATTGTAGAAACTACAACCCCAACTGATTGGCAGGCAGCTAACATTGAGACAGCTGCTAAACGTCGTGGTGCTGATGGAGCATACATTACTCACAAGGGTATGTATATCTTCACCAATGCTCGTATGGCGTTTAAAGAAGCTAATCACATCTTCCTTGAGGCAGATGCAGTTAGCTCTGGTTCAACAGGAATCCCTGCTAATGTAGACTTATCTACAGGGGAGATATTCAGCTAATCATTTAGTTGAATAGTAAATCAAGTAGCTCAATTGGATAGAGCATTAGATTATAACTAAAATTATAACTAAAGATGTGGGTTCGAATCCCACCTTGATTTCTAATCTTACAATTCTAGTTATCAATGTAAGACGTAGTAAATAGGTTAATCACACTCTTTAAAGAAAGAGTCAATTAGGATGTTCAACGAAGCAATGAAGAGATACTAGATATCTTCATTGTTAGTTGAAGATAAAAAGGATAGCTTCAAATAATCGGTGTAAAATCTAAAATCAATTTATATTATGGGTAAAATGAAATTTGTTTATGAACTTATGGAGTCACAAGACTATCTAGAGTTCGAGATAGCAGCATTCAAAGCTGCTGAGAAAGGAGAGGATCAATTCCTATTTCAAGATGGGGTGTACGATGTTAAATTTGCAGCGAGCGTATTAGCCTACATTTACAACAAAAAAGCAGAAGAAAGTGAACGAGAACAACGACATTTATTTGGTGTCCCAGACACCTGGCCTACTAACGACCTTTAACACAGCTACAGTTAGTGAAGCAGTTGAGTACCTATCCTCTAAACAAATCTTAGGGGTAGATACAGAGACAGAGGGGTTTGATTTCACATGTAAGAAACTTCTTATGCTTCAGATTGGGGATAAAGAAAGGCAGTATGTCATTGATTGTAGAGGGATAACTAATTCAGATGTAGAACAATTGAAAGTTTTGTTAGAGGATGATAGTATTGTTAAGATACTTCATAATGCTAAGTTTGATTACAAGTTTATCAAGCATTACTTGCATTCTAATCTAACTAACATTCATGACTCTTATCTGTGTGAGAAGATTCTACACTGTGGGAAGACAGACTTTGGGTTTGGACTGAGTAAACTCACTAGCAGGTATTTAGGGGTTGATCTAGACAAATCAGTACGTAACAGATTTGTTCAGTCATCATCAACCCCATTTACTGATGATCAGATTATCTACGGGGCAAATGATGTTAAGTATCTTATTGACATTTATCACAAGCAAGTGGAGCTTCTTGCATTGCAAGGACTACAGAACGTAGCTAGTCTAGAGAATCAAGCTGTTGTAGTATTCTCTGAGATTGAGTACAATGGGTTAGAGATTAATCTAGAGGAGTGGGGTAAGTTAGCAGCTAGAAACAAAGAAGAAAGTTTCTTATTAGAGAAACAATTAGATAAGCTGCTGCTATCATTCCCTGAATTCCAGGAGTACAAGGCAAAGAAACAATTAGATCTGTTCTTATCTGAAGAAGATTTAAAAGACTCAACAGTTAACTGGGATAGCCCTACTCAAGTACTTAAAATATTTCAATCTATATTCCCCAAGATTGAAGATGTAAACGGGAAGAAGTTAGCCCCTTATAGGTATAAGCATGAACTAATCAACGAGTACATTAAGTACAAGGAGAAGAGTAAGCTTGCATCAGCATTCGGGAGTAACTTTAACAGCTTTATTAGCTGTGATGGGAGAGTGCATACTAACTTTCAACAGATACTAGATACTGGACGAGTATCATCTAGTGAACCTAATATGCAGCAAATCCCAGCAACTAATGAGTATCGTAACTGCTTTACATGCCCACATGGGTGGGTGTTTGTATCCTCTGACTACAGCTCACAAGAACTAAACGTGATTGCTTATG